GCCCTGCAAAATTTCCAGATCGATATCGCGCAGGTACAACGCCAGAATGACCTTCAACTCTTCATCCTTCACGCCAAGAATCTTCAATTTCATCACCGCATCCACCAACTGAGTCAACTGTGCCGGGTCAATGCTCTTGCCCTTGCGCCAGTGGATCTTGTATTTCACCGTGGCAGGCAGAATGCCATGCAAAAGCCATTCCATTTCGATCAACGGCTTGATGATCTCGGTCTGTGCCCATTCACGCGATTGGTTCAAGGTATCTTCATACTGCTCGCGCTTTTCGCTCAGAATATCGCGGTTCAAATCAGACCCGTACACGCTCAGCTCCATTGGGCGGTCACTTGCCGCATACATGGTTTCGATGTGATGCTTCACATCACCAATGCGGTCAATGTTTCCATCGCCCTGGTGTACCTTCAGGTCAGATGCCTTATTGCTGAATAGATCGATCACCGCAGCCAGTTTGCCAAGCGCGGCTTTATTCATTTCTTTATAGGCTTCCACATCTGCCGGGTTGCCCTCAATCACGTGTTGACGTAACTGCGCCCCGCCTGCCTTGCGCCGCACTGCCACATTCAGTTCGCCATCTTCCACATACTTAAACTGCTTGCGGGCGCTCTTCATCATCGGGCGTCCATAACGGCTCTCTTCATCGTGATTCCAACGGGCATGGATGATCTTCCACTGCGGGAACCAAGTCGCATCGGCGGGCGGCACATCGCCGTGGTAATACGTCTCAACGTCCATCATCCAAAACGCGCGGGTAGGGTCCACAAACTGATCGGCTGAATTCGTATTGCGGTGCATGCGCAGAGTCGGTTTGCGCGTCACGTTCGAAAGCCGGAATTCATTCGTAGTGACCTGCTCAGCCGTCAATTCCAAAAATGAATCACCATCTCGCATTGAAAGCCGCAACCAATCTTCAAGGCGCTGGTTCAGATCCAAACGCTCTTGCAAGCCTTGAATGATCTCCAATGCCCGCTGGTCTGCCGTGCGCACAAAGAAACCATTGCGCAAAATATCCCGCGCATAATCGCGGTGCATTTTTTCCACCCGCGGATCGCCGTCATACATCGTTCGCGCATCTCTCACCACCGAGAAACGGTCACGATCTACTTTGAACCGCATAAACGGGTCTTCCGCCATCACGGGCGCAATTCCCGCTCCATCGCCCTTATTGGATAGATTCGGGACTGGGTTGAAAAATGCCTGTACTCGATCTCGGAATGTCACCATGTTTTGACCTATCGCCTTACCTGAATATCTCTCGCATGAGAGCTTCCAACTCGCCAAGATTTTTTTCGATCGTGCTCATTACAATGGCATATTTGCCACCATTTGATAATTCCAAAAACTTGCCATAAAAGACCGTGTGCCCCAGCGTAACAATCAACGTATTGGCATCGCCGCTCTCCACGCTTGTATCGTTCATTTGGCTTTTGGCTTCGGGCGTCACTTCACCGGTCAGCGGTTGCAATCCAAAGCCATCCACCGCAAAGAACAGACCTCCACGGGCATTGCCGGTGCGGTCTTCCCACATGGCGCCCAATCGTGCCTGGTCTTGAATGGACTGTCCCCAATACGTGGCAGCCGCCTGCACAGCCGCAAGCGCTTTCTGCCCATACTTTTCAAGATTGGGAATCAGTTGCTCATTGGGAGCCACAACCCATTCAAAACCAGATGCCATCGTTACTCCACCACCACCGCTTCGGCGATCGTACACGCCTGCCGGTTCGGTTGCACAAACACAACCCGATACACATCTCCGTTGACCGTCAATCGGTCATCGCGGTTGATATCCATATCTTTCTCGCCCAAGATCACCACTGCCTGCCGCGCCTCACGTGCCGCATCACTCTGCACCTGAAAGCCGCGTGTGCCGGTAATCTCAATCCGCATTGCCTGAGCGCTCAATGTCGAACTGCCGCGTCTCAGCGCCACACTCACTTCGTTCTCAGCGCGGATCTTACGCATGTCTTTCTCTACCTGCGCCCAATTCATTCCATTTCCTCATAACTGCGCATCAAATTCGCCGCCAGATTTGCCACAAACCCAACTTGCACCAAACTGGGAATATCGGTAAAAGTCATTGCCCTTAAATACCCAAGCACTTTGCCGCTTTCAGCATAGCGTGTGAATGCAAGCGAATAACGGCTATCTTTTGGGAAAATACGAAATACAACCGTCAAATTAGTATTTGGAATATTTTCTGGCTCATCGGGGTCAGTTTTTGTACCGCGCGGTGAAAAAGGTTTTTCCAAAATAGAAGCAAGATGCCGCCCCATCATATTGACCGCATCTTTGAAATCTGCTAATTGTTCACGAGATACACCATTCAACGCCGGAGTATTGACATTGATTTTTTTACCGCTGATCACAGCCCGTATTTCGCCACCATTAAAAGTGACAACTGGCGTTTTATAGCTTCGGCTTGTCATCTTTGCCATTATGAAAATACTCCATACGAGCCGTTATAACCATCGCAAGCGTTCACGAACTGACCATGCAAAACCACCAGGTCTTTAGACATATCAGAGATCACGCTGCCTTTATCCACTTTCACTGCGCCCAGGCTGTAACTCACAGCGCCACCATCTGCCTTCATGGCATTCAAGATTTTCTCCTGCGCAAGCTGCTTGGCTTTGATTTTCACTACATCCCATTCGTTATTGCTAAGCGTTGCAAATGCGCGTGATCCGCCAGAGCCGGTCATCACCCAGCCCGCTTTATATTTGTAATCGCGCGTCATGCTATAGCTGGGTGTGGGCTTGAAAACAATTTGCAGGTTCTGCACGTAATACTCTTCAGTAAACGTGCTCCCAAATGGGATCAATCCAGCTTCGCTCACCAGCACATCATCCATGCCCACCAGCGCTTCCAGCCAGATCAACTTCTGAAAATCATCTGCCAGCGCATAGGTTGCCGTGCCAGCCACAATATTCAGCTCTGCCAACTTGGTCACGCCACAGCGGCGCGAAAATTCTCGCACCGCATCGATGCAAGCCTGTTCATATTGCGCCGTGCTGGGCACGCTATCCACCGCAGGCACATCCGTTTGTAATTCACTGACCATTGCGCTCAATAACATAAGACTCTCCGTTGAACCCCCCTCTCATATTTAGGAGAGGGGGGCAGGGGGGTGAGGTAAGAATAGGCTTACGCCTGAACCGGCACAATCGATCCCTTGCCGCCGATTGGGGCGAGAGAAGCGTTGTATTCTTCGGTGTAATACTGTTCAGCAGCCACAAGCTTGGTGCTGGAGTATTTCGGATACGGACCCTTCACGATCATCGGCTGAAGAACGCGGTGCATCACGATCTCGCGGTTGCCAATCAGGTTCCAGGTATCGCGCATTTCAGTGCTGGCGAAGGCGGGCAAGCCCTTCACGGCACCCACAAAACCAGCCGCATTGAGAAGCGCGTTCGGGAAACCCTGAGATTTGAAGCCATCCCAGTTGCTGAGGTAATCAGCATTGGTCACGCTCTGAAGTAAGAAGGTGGGCTGGTAATAGCGGTTCAACACTTTCACCTTGGCTTGACCAATCTTGGCAACAAAGTCACCATAGTTGGCATCCGAGATATCCCAGGCAGAGGTCTTATTGCTGGCAACGCTCGGCGCAGCCATCACAGCCTTTTCGATCAGGCGGCGGTCAATATCGCGGCGCACTTCGCGGATGAGTCCGGCGATGGTACGGGTTACGGCATCCCAACCGAGCTGCGAGCGGCTGAACACAATCGCTTCGCTGGTGATGTCAGTCGCAAGGCGATCAGCGGCGGCGGTGATGGTCTGATAGGTCAAACCAATCTTTGCCTGCTCGATCGCAACGCCTTCGCCCTTGCGGGTGGCATGGTAGCTGTAATCCACCAATACATCGTTGGCATTGATCGAACCGGCAGCCAAAGCGCGGATCTTGCCGAGTTCGTAATCGATCACATAATCGGTGCCTTCGGTGTAATCTGTGCCGGAAGGATTGCTGGTCACGACCACGGTGCCAGGCACAATGTTCTTGTTGTCGAGGTCATACCAGGTGTCTTCTGCACCCATGTTTTCCACTTCATCGGTCACAGCCACGGTGTAACCGGTCTCACCGCTGAAAGCTTCATAGAAGATATTCATTGGGGATTGTTCCATCACACCAAAATCAAAGATATTGGCAGCCACCAATTCAGGGTAAGCTTCGGCGATGATCGCGCGGCTCACGCTGTAGGGCAGGTTCAAGTCGCTGGTGGTTTCGGCTTCGTTGAATTCGCGGGCTTCACGCTTCAACTGCGCAGCATACACTTCATCGAATTTCTTCAAAGCTTTTTCGGTAAAGACCGCAGCGGGGCTTTCAGCACGCTGATCAATGGCGCGTTTGGTACG